GTACAACAGTTAGAAAGAATGTGTGTACAAGAATTGTTTGATGATTCATTACTAGATGATTTCTATTATATTGACCCTAGTTCAAAAGGTATAGTAAAGAGTGGTAATCCTGAAGCAAAAAAGGCGTATGGTAAACATGCGAGTGTACTACACAGAGTTGACCCTAGAAGTATTTTACAATACAATTTAGCAGGTAGAACATTTCAAGGTAGACCTGATGGTTTAATGTTACACAGTTTAGGCGCCGCCATGTTAGCATTTCATCTTGCTGATTTAGGAATACCAGCAATAAAAATTAATCCAGATTTAGAATTAGTAGACAATCCAAATTATAAAGGCACACAAAAAATAAGTCCTGATGTTATATTAAAAAACTTTAGAGTATCAAAATCTGATGTTTTGCGTGTGATACAAATGCATATGAGAGATATGACTCAACCAGAAAAAAGTAAATTAGTTTCTATCTCACCAAAAAGTTTACAATATCAATTTAAAGAAAATTTAGAACACCCTGGTGCTAAAAAATTAGTAGAGAAAATTGCAGGTCTACAAAAGAAAGCAGAAAAATCAGGAATGCCATATGGAATATTAAAGAAAGTTTTTGATAGAGGAATGGCAGCGTGGAAAGGTGGTCACAGACCAGGCGCTTCACAACATCAATGGGCATTTGCAAGAGTAAATTCCTTTATAACAAAATCATCAGGAACTTGGGGTGGGGCAGATAAAGACCTCGCCGCTAAAGTTAAGGAGAAAAGTAAATGAGATATTTAGGTATAAAACCAGGTAGTCTAGAAGAGGCAATCAAAAAAACTGATGAGGACTATCAGGCATTATTTAAGAAAGAATTAAAAAAATCAGGTAAGTCTATACCTCAAATGACACCTGATGAGAAGAAGGCATTTTTTAATAAGATAGATAAAATGCACGCCGCTAAAAATGAGGCAAAGGTAGATGAGTTAACAAGTGCTCAAAAGAAACTACCACCTGGATTGCAAAAAGCAATTAAGAAAAAGGAAATGAAAGAAGAACAGATTGATGAGGTTAATTTAACCTTTATTAGAAAGTTTGCAGACGATATGAAGAAGGACAAACAGTTTAAACCATTCGCAGATAAGTTTATGAAAATCGCAATGAAGGGTGGTAGTCCAAGAGATGCACTTGAAAAAGCATTACCAGATTATATTTCTGGTAAAGATATAGAAAATTTAATTAGTAAAAATAGAATGAGTGCTGTATTTGGTGAAAGTCTTAATGAACAAGGTAGAAAACAATATATTGCAGTATACAGAAAAACTCCACAATCAAAAGCAAAAATAGTTGCTTTAGGGACACAACCTGATAAACTTAGAGCAAGAGATTATGCAAAAGCACATTTTAATGCTTCTCCTAGTCAGATTACAGTTAAAACAACAAATGTTGATTTATTTACATACAAATCAATAGTAAAAAGACCTGGTAATTACTTTAAAGGAAGAGATACATTCTTAGGCGGTGTAGACCCTAAAGACTTATCAGTAATAGATAATGCAAGAGAAGAGTACATGCCTGAAGATATGACCCCTACTGGCAAAAATAAAGTAGCACAACTAAAAACTAAACTTGCAAAAGAAAAAGACTCAGACAAGTTGATGGCACAGATTACAGATTTAAAGGGGCAACTTGCGTTGGCAAAACAACAGTTAGAAAACGAAAAGAACGCAAAGTTGGCACCTGAACCTAATCCTGAAACAGGTGAAGTACCTTTGACAGTAGGCATTGCATATAAACATCTAAAAGATAAGATGAAAAAAGAACAAGAGAAAAAGAAAACAATGGTAGGAACAAAACCATCAAAAATAGATACTAAACCCGAGGCGGAATTTGACAAATAATGTCTAACTATACTAGAATCTATTGTGATATGGATGGCGTTCTTTGTGATTTCGAGAAAAACATCAAAAATACTTTGGGCATTACACTTAATAAGTGGATGCAAATTCCTAAAAACGAAAGATGGGATCCTGTAATTGCCAAACCTAAGTTTTGGTATAATATGCCATGGTTAAATGACGGCAAAAACTTATGGCGGTTTATAGAAAAGTATGACCCACATATATTATCTGCTGCTTCACAAGAAGACCCAAATTGTAAACCAGGTAAGAGTTCTTGGATTCAAAAAAACTTACGCATATCTAGAGGTAGAGTTAATCTAGTTCAAAGAAGTGAAAAACAATTATATGCAAAGGTGGGTGGTAAACCGTCTATACTAATAGATGACTATGGTAGAAATACAAAAGAGTTTACAACGAAGGGTGGTATAGGTATTAGATTTCAAAATGCGAGTCAAGTTATAAGAGAATTAAAAGGTTTAGGATTCAAATAAACTATAAATAGTATAGATAGAATAGTGTTTATAGAGTTTATAAATACTTTTTTAACAAAACAAGTAAAGGAGATTTATTATGTGGAAAAGTCCAGTAATAAAAGAAGTAGCAGTAGGATTAGAAATCAACTGTTACGCTTGTGCAGAAATTTAATTATATTTTAAACAAGTGAGTACCTAAAAAAGGGAGAGAATGTTATGTCAAGTTGGTCAAACACAGATGCACACGGTAGTGCCCCACTATGGGCATTGGCACAAGTGCAAAAAGAACCGAAAGCAGCGAATATGGGTGCTGCCGCTTCGGGCAAATTATTCAACAATGCAACAGAAGATAATCTTATCGATGGAGTAACTATAGGTCTTTTTAATTTTAAAGACGCAGAGTCACAAAGTGGTAAAGTTTCTCATGTCGGTTGGAACTTAAAAACTACTGGCACAGGAGGTCGTGCAAGTAGAATACAATTTGAAACACTAGTGGCGTTAACTGCTTCGGCAGACGCTTAATATTAATTTAACCAAGGGCGCTTTACGGTGTGGGGCGCCCTTATAAATATTTTTTTGATGTAAGTATTACTTACAGTAGCATTCCCGAAAGGGTTTAGAGGAGATAAAATGGCAGATAAAAAAATTACAGCACTTACAGATTTGGGTGACAATCTTGCAAGTGCAGACTTATTTCATGTTGTAGACGACCCGTCTAATACACCTATCAATAAAAAAGTAACAGCAGAAGATGTCTTTAATAATATACCTTCTTGGTTAGGATTAAAAGCAACTTCACAATCTATAACAGGTGATGGTTCAACATCAACTGCTATTAATGTTACAACACCAATTACAGAAGTAAATGCAACTTCAGCGGCAGCGCCTTGCTCATTAGCAGATGGTTCTGATGGACAAGTAAAAACAATCATTAATGTTTCTACAAGTGGCACAAACGCTATTACAATAACACCTAGTAACTTGAGAGGTTATTCTACAATAACTTTAAATGCACCAGGTGAAACTGTAACTTGTATATTTAAAAATAGTAATTGGAATGTTCTTGCAGGTAATGGTTACGCATTAGCATAGTGAAAGGGTTTTAGTATGACGGTATCGAAAAAAGTTTTAGTTTTAGAAAGACAAACATTAGAAAAAGATTTTAATGCATTGGCGGAACAAATAAAACAAAGTGAATTGAGTTTAAATAATATGAAGAATAACTTAAATGCACTTCATGGAGCAATTCAACAGGTTGATAAATTGTTGGGCATGATAAATGATAATGGTGGAGATGTAATAAGTGATATACAAACTGTACCAAAATCAGAGGAGAGTACAAATGGTGAAATCATTCAAAAATCATAGTAAAGATAAAGAAATGGATGACTTTGAAGAAGATTTGACTAAAGGTAAAAGTCTAAGAGATAACGAAGATAAACAAACAGAAGAAGAAAATAAAGATAGAGGGAAAAATGAAAACATTTAAACAACATGTGAAAGAAGACCACGGTAGTATGGGTGTTGGCACATCTGACCAAAATGCTATTGAAGATGGTTCTATAGGTGTTCATAATGTTCACGACCCAGATGTTTTGAGTAGAGTTAACATATTTGTAAAATCTATGTCTATGAAAGAATATTTAAGTCCTGACCATGCAATAACTGAACTAAGAAATAAACTTATGAGAATAGGTTTAAATTTTGGTCCTGTTGGTTTTGATGAAAATAAAGGAGACCAAACAGTAAGAGTTAGTAGATTTAAAACATTTGGTAAAGCAGATGATGGACAAGACATTGATAATGATGGTATCGAAGATGTGAAAGAGGGTGGTCTTAATTTAAGAATTAAGCACGAACAATCAAGTGTAGGAACATCAAAGGTATATTGCGAATTAGTGTAAATGTTTAAATCAATAACGAAAGAAAATTGGTTACTTTATGCACAAAAAAACTATGACAATCCAACTCTTGAAAAAGAGGCAGAATTTTATGATGATTTAAAAAGATTTAAATATCTTAAAAGACTCTTTCGTAAATATGCACTTACTAATAAGATTAAGGTTAGATTAGCAGTTAATCATATCATAGTATTACAGAATGTATTTGGTGCCGAAGCGTGTATAACTTTATTACTATATAAGATAGATATAAAGTATTGGGGCATTTTGAAAAGCATATTAGGATATTTAGATTACTTATATCCAAATGAGTTAAACAATATTTTAGAAGATGAAAATATAAAAGAAAAATTAAAGGGGTTATAATGTTAGGAACAAGTGGTAATAGAGCAGTTGATATGTTAATCACATATAGAGTTCTTCGTATTCTTACTACACCATTTGAGAAACAAGATGCATTTAAATATGGCATTATTGATAAGACTGGTAAAGTATTAAGAAAATACAGCACATTAAGAAAAAGCGAAGAACAAAAGTCATATACTTGGTTACATAGATTCTGTTTCAATGTAAAAAGAATAATGGGTAAAGTAGGATTTGGTGGTAGATTAGGTTCTGTTGCACTTGCTTTAGCAGTTTTACTAAAAGAACATAATACAAAAAGTGATTTAATGAATAAAGCACATGATGGAGTTATGGTAGAACCATCAGAACAAATATTGCAAGAAATAAAAGAGTGTGAAGAAAGATTAGTAAATAAAGGTGTGTTTGATTATCCTAATCTAAAAAATTATAAAGATGTTTTAGAAAGTGCAGTTGTTCAATATTTTAAAATGCAGGGTGAGTGGGATAAAATGCTAACAGAAGATAATTCTCTACCTCCTATTGTCGAACATAGAGAAGAAGAATTAAAAAAACAATCAAATATTTCTGTGTATGGCACTTACTTCGGACATGATGTGTTATTAAACGAAGACAATTATGAGTTACTGTGTATGAAGGACCAAGACAATTTAAGACGAATGGTTTACACAGGAGACGATTATTATGAAGTCATTTAAATATTTAGCACATGAGATGATAACAAAGGTAGAAGAAGATGCTCCTGCAAACGCAGTAGGTTCTGGCGCCAATGTTGCATTACCACCTACACACGAACCTGGTGTTAAAAAAAAGAAAAAGAAAAAAGACCCTATCTTAATGAATACCCTTAAAAGAAAAGTAGAAGAGAATAACGATAACAATAGTACAATGCTCAAAGGAGTATTAGATAAACTAGAACAGTTAGATACAATCGTTGATGAGAAATCAGGTATAGTACAACCATTTGGTCATAGAGAAGAAGTCTATGAAAAAGAATATCAATCATTTAAAGATAAATATGTAAACGCAATAAACGAATCATCTACAAAGGCGGCATTTGATATGGAAGCAGTTATAGTATCTGCTGCTGGTGGTCCTAAATTCACATCAAAACTAATACCTAACTCAGATGAAGTGGGTAAAAGAATTGTAAAAACTTTAAAATTAGATGGTACTGGTAAATTTCCCCCTAATAGTCCTCCTGCATCTGATGAATGGGCAAAATATTTTGCACCAGGTAAACCACAAGGATCGACATTAACACCAAAGACAGATTTTCTTATAGGTAGAAGAAGAATTTCTTTAAAGACTGGTGATGCTATTTTAATGAGTGGCGAAAGAAAAGAAGCAACTGCAACTTTTTATACTGCATTAGATAGGTCGGGTAGTATAAGTAAAGTAGTTTTACAATTGAAGAAACATATAGATAACCTTTTACCTTCTACAGATATGACAAAATATAATATTAAAGGTAGTAAAACTGATTTAGAAAAACAAGGTAAGTTTGCAGAGATAGAAATATTAAGAAGAGCAGATGAGGCACATCAAGCAATGAAAACAGATATGAGAAATGTTTTTTCTAACAACCCTAACTTTGCAAGAGAGTTTACATTTGAAGCAATGACTGGTAAAGTAAAATTTGGTAATAATGTAGGAACAGCAGACCATTTTCTCGTTACAGATTTTGAAGGTAGAAGACCAACAATACATACAGTAACTAGTTCTAAAGATGCTTATGTTAGTAAAATTATGAAATTTGTAAAACCTGATGTTACATTTAAATCAGGTTCAAAGAAAAGAACAATTGCAGGTAAACAAACAAAAACAGGATACTATACATTTTGGTCAGCAGTTAAAGTTGGCATAAAAATGATAACAGAAGAAGAAATAAAAAATGCAGATTTATTAACAGAAGGTGTGTTTGATGTTGTTAAAAGAATTTTCGCAAGAGCAATAAATTATATTAAAAATTTCTTTAATAAAATATATGATAAAATTTCACAATCTTTTAAAGACTTCATAGAGTTTATGGACTTTGAACCTCAAGTCAGATTTAATAATAAAGTGTCATGGTAAAAACTTTTAAAGAATATTTCGGTGGCAGTATCAGAGTGGGTGGTGCAGATAGTGTAGTACCTATGGTAGACCTTGGAGATAGTCCACCTAAAGGTCAAGGTGGTAGAGATATGCGTGGTGTAGGATTACACGCATCAGCAGGTATAAAGTATCTTATATATCAAACAGGTAATGTAGGTAAGACTGCAAGAATTGTGATGAAGAACATTAAAGATATTCAGACTGCAAGAAACTGGATTAAAGATAACGGACATAGTTTTGACCATAAAGGTAAGAACTTCAGAATATATCAATACAAGGGCAACCCTAATAATATTAGACCATCAGATTTAATAGAACAAACAGATTTAACAAAAGACCAAATTAAAAAAGTTCATAAAGTTGCAGATGAATTACCAAAGAAAGATTTCAAAGATAGATATGGTAAGAAAAAAGGTGATGAAGTAAGATATGGTACTGCAACAAATATAGTAAAGAAGAAATTAGGTTTAGAAGATGCAAAAAGAATACCAAGAAAACCTGGTCAAAAAGCAGGTTCGGACAAACATTCTGATTTATATACAGATGAAAATCCTAGAGGTACAATACACGGTTTAGGTTTTACAGATAGTGCAAAGGCAAAACAATCTGTAAGTAAAATAAGAAACTCTGGTAAAACACACGCACATAAAATGCAGGCGGCGATAGCAATGAGTCAGAGAGCAAAAGTCGCCAGTCAAAGAGCAAAAGACCCAGAGAAGAAAAAAGATTTAGGACAAGCACATAAAGTATATCAAAGTTATATAGATACTAATAAGAAAGAAAAGTGAGTGAAACATTTACAGAGTATAAATTTTGGACAACAAGTTCAAAGATATAGATTATCAAACGAACTAATAGAAACAATCAACAACAAAATGAATAAAGAAATAGAAGAGAAAAGTTATGTTGTTGCTAAGTATAATTATATAAGTGATAATTCAGAGTCTTCGAAGATACCTAGAATGGATAGTGTATCTACTTGTAAGGAAGAGTATAGAGTTACAGATTGGTTAGAAGAAGTAGATTTAAATCAAGAAATACATAAGTGTGTTACAGATACATATAATAGATGTAGTGTTGATGATAGTTTTTATTTAAAAGATATAACAGTCCACGATGCGTGGATAACAGACCAAACAGAGAATGAATATCAAGTAGTGCATAAACATAGTGGATATTCTCAAGTTGGTTTTGCTGCTGTTATGTATTTACAAGTTCCTGATTTTGGTCAAGAGAGGTCAGAAACAATTGTACCTCATAATGGTAGATTGACAATGATAGGAAATGGTGCAGGGTTATTCACAAGTAAGACACATTTAGTAGAACCTGAAGTTGGTGACTTATATATATTCCCTTATGACATAGAGCATTGTGTTTACCCTTTTAAAGGAACAGGAATGAGAAGAAGTATGAGTATAAATTTTGATGTAAATTTAATTAAAAAAGGAAAAGAAAAAGAAATTTCAAGTAATTATTATTTACAAGAGGAGATATAATGTTAAGAATATATATGTTAATAGTAGTTGTAGGATTAATTGGGGGTGTCGTATATGGTGCATATGCATATTATAATGATACACAGCAAAGAATTGCAACACTACAACAAAATAATGCGAAGTTAGAAACTGTTGCAAAGACAAACGAATTGACAATTAATAGTTTACAAGAAAGTCAAGAAAAGTTTGCAACACTAAATAATGAATTACAAACTAAATTAGATGAGGCAGAAAAATACGGTGACGACTTGAGAAAGAAGTTACATAAACATAATCTTACAAGATTAAGTATAAAGAAACCTGGTCTTATAGAAAAAAGGATAAATGATGGTACTAAAAAATTATTTGACAGTATTGAGTCTGTTACTGCTTTGCCTACTATTGACTAACTGTGGTTATTTAAGAAAACCAGAGAAAGAGATAGTTGTTCAAACTGTAGAAGTACAGAAAAATATACCTGTGCAATCTAGACCTAAACCAGTTGATATGAATGATGTAAAGTTTTATGTTGTAACAGATGAGAACTACGAAGAGTTTAAAGAAAAGTTTATGAAGACTAACAACGATTATGTATTTTATGTTGTTAGTGTGCATGATTATGAAAATCTTGCATTAAATATGTCAGAGTTATTAAGATATATTAAACAACAAAAAGAAACGATTGTTTATTACGAAAAAGCAGTGCAAGATAAACCTGAAGTAAAGGAAGAAAAATGACTTATTTTGAAAAAGTAACAGATGAAGATTTAACTAAATTTGAATTAAGTGCTGTAGATGATGAATGGGTGTCATACTTTATGGCAGAGTGTTCACGACTTGCATATCACGATGCTACACGAGCAAAAAGACATTACAAGAGAATAGGTTTTACAACTTACAAATTCTTTGATGTAGAAGGCGCTCAATGTCACATAGCACAGAATAAAGAACTAGTCATAATATCTTTTAGAGGAACAGAACCTAAACAATGGACAGATATAAAGGCAGATTTAAATGCGTTTAAAGGTAAATCTAGAACAGAGGGTATGGTACATAAGGGATTTAAAGGAGAGATAGATAAATTATGGGCAGATATATCAGTATCACTACAAAGAATAGGTGATAGAAAATTATATATATGTGGTCATTCTTTAGGTGGTGCAATGGCAACAATATGTGCATCTAGACTAGAAGATAAAAAACCATCAGTATATACTTATGGTTCACCTAGAGTTGGTGGTAACGAGTTTGTTAAAGGTGCAAACTTTGAGCATTATAGACATGTGAATAATAATGATGTAGTGCCAAGAGTTCCTTTTTGGATTATGGGTTTTAGACACCATGGGGACTTGACATATATTAATCATTATGGTAACATAAGAAATATGACGCCATGGCAATTAATAAAAGATAAGTTAAGAGGTCGTTGGGCGGCGTTAAAAAAGTTTGAAATGTTTGATGGTGTTAGAGACCATGATATTGGTAAGTATAGTAATAAATTAAAAGATATGGTGAAAATTGAACCATCATTTGAAGAGTAGACTATGTGGGAAATGATACAAGAGATGTCAAGTAATAGGTTGTGGATTTACACAGCACTTGTTGGGTCATTGTTTGGACTTGCATTTTCAACATACTTTAAAAGTACAAGAATTGGTCTATGGTTATATTCTAAATTTGATATGATATTAGATTACTTGGTATTGCGTTGGGGTTGGACTTGGTTAGAACAACCAGATGATGCTTGGAGAAAAAAGTATCCATTCGTTACGCAAAAAATTGATGAACTTGAAAATAGAATTAGTAAACTAGAAAAGGAGGACTAATATGTTAGGATTTATAGGCAATCTATGGTCTAACTCAGTTGATTGGGTTAACAATAGATGGAGTGAAAGAACTAGTCAAGACGGCATCATATTAATTGGTGTAGGTCTTGTTGCATTGTTCTTTACACCTTTATTAAAAATTGCTGCCTGGGGCGCAATTATATACGGTGCATATACTTTAATAAAATCAGATTATTAAAAGTGTCAAATTATCTGCTGTCATTTTTTTGTGACAGCAGATATCTTTTAAACAGATAAATAGTAAGGTGTTAATGAAAAAATTAAGACAACGATTATTATATAAAGTCTTAAAGAAAAGAAGAAGACCTGATGACCGAACATTACTATATTTACTCAATGAAAAATTTATTTTAATTAGAAAACAAAAAGATAGAAGACGAAGAAAAACACATAAAAAACTATGGGGTTTAAAAAAAGGAAGACACAGTATATGGAAGACACTAATGTAGATTTAAAAGTACAGATTGAAAGTCTAAGAAAAGATATAGAGAATGTGAATAACATACAAACAAAATTAGATACAGCGATTGAAAAATTGACAGATGTATCAACATCTATAAAATCTATGTTAGCGGTTCACGAAGAGAAAATTTCAAGACAAGAACAGATAGACGAAGTAATATTTGATAAATTAAAAGAAAGAGCATCAGATATTAATAATGTTTATAATGACCTTCATAAAAATATTAATCAAGTAGAAAGAAGACTATTACTTGAAATAAAATCACTTAAACAAGACTTAACTGGTAGAGTTAGTATGTTAGAGAAATGGAAGTGGTTAATTATAGGAGGTTCTATTGTAGTAGGTTTCATATTGTCAAGAAACCTGTTACCTTTAATAGAGATGATGTCCTAAAATAAACTTGACAATCTAAGGCATTTAGTGTATATTCATTGAATGTCAAATTACACAGATTTAAAGTACATTTCAAGGGTTTCATCTAGACTAGAACAGTTTAAACAAAAGAATAATTTGTTTAATTTTAGATGCCCACATTGTGGTGATTCGAAGAAATCAAAAACAAAGGCGAGAGCATATCTCTATCTTAAAAAGAATGATTTCTTTTTTAAATGTCATAATTGTGGCATGGGGCAGAACTTATTAAACTTTCTAAAGTTTTTAGACCCTAAATTATATGAAGAATACTTACTTGATAGGTACAAAGATAATAGACCTGCAACACCGAAACCTGATTTCGACTTTAAACCTACTAAGTTTTTAAATACATCTATTTTAGATGACATACAAAAGATAAGTGATTTAGATATAAATCACCCAGCAAGACAGTATTGTGTAAATAGAAAGATACCAGAGATTTTTCTTGACAAATTATATTTTTGTGATAAGTTTACAGAGTTTGTTAATAAAGTCAAGAGAAATACCTTTACAACGGCACAAGAACATCCTAGACTGATTATACCCTTCTTAAATACAGAGGGTAAAATCTTTGCATTTCAAGGGCGTGCTTTCGGTAAAGAGAACCCAAAATATTTAACAATAAAAATTGATGAAAATGAAAAAAAAGTCTTTGGATTAGACCGAGTAAACTTCCAAGAACACATATATATTACTGAAGGTCCGATAGACTCTTTATTCATTGACAACTGTATTGCCGCTGGTGGAAGCGACCTATTATTCACAAGAGTTCCACCAAAACAAGTGACATATATATTTGACAATGAACCTAGAAATATAGAGATAGTAAATAGAATGAACAAAGTGATTGAACAAGATTATAATATAGTCATATGGTCTGAAGATATCAAAGAAAAAGATATCAATGAAATGATTATGAAGGGATTATCGTCTAGAGAACTTCACAAAATTATTAAAGAAAACACATATTCAAAGTTGTCTGCTTTGACTAAATTAAGTTATTGGAGGAAAAGGTAATGGTAGAAAAAGATATATCAGTAGTAAAAAGAGGTGAAAGAGGCAGAGAAACTTTAAACATAGATAAGATACACGAAATGGTTGAGTATGCATGTGAAGGCATATCAGGTGTTTCCTCATCTCAAGTAGAAATGAGTAGCGGGTTACAATTCTTTGATGGGATATCAACAGATGAAATACAACAAATACTTGTTAAATCTGCTGCTGATTTAATTTCATTAGAAGAACCTAATTATCAATTTGTTGCTGGCAGATTACTGTTATATGGATTAAGAAAACAAGTTATGAAAAGATTATGGGATCACCCAGAATTTTATGACCATGTAAAAGAGTGTGTAGATAAAGGTCTATATGATAAAGAAATATTAAATAAATATAATGAAGATGAATTCAATAAGATGCAATCTTGGTTAGACCATAAAAGGGATTACAACTTTACTTATGCTGGATTAAGACAAGTTATTGATAAATATCTAGTACAAGACAGAAGCACAAATGAAGTTTTTGAATTACCTCAATTCATGTATATGATGATTTCTGCCACAATTTTTGCAGACTATCCTACTGAATCTCGAATGGTATATGTAAGGAGATACTATGATGCTATTAGTAAATTTAAAATCAATATTCCTACTCCCGTTATGGCAGGTGTTCGAACTCCTCTTAAGCAGTATGCTAGTTGCGTTTTGGTTGATGTTGATGATACTCTCGATAGTATTTTTTCTAGTGATATGGGTATTGGTAAGTATGTTGCTCAAAGGGCAGGAATTGGTATCAACGCAGGAAGAATAAGAGGCATCAACTCTAGAATTAGAGGTGGAGAAGTTCAACACACAGGTGTTATACCATTTCTTAAAAAGTTTGAATCAACAGTTAAGTGTTGCACACAAAATGGTGTAAGAGGTGGTAGTGCAACTGTACATTTTCCGATATGGCACGCCGAGATAGAAGACATCATTGTATTAAAAAACAATAAAGGTACTGAAGATAATAGAGTTAGAAAGTTAGATTACTCAATACAATTATCAAAACTTTTCTATGAAAGATTTATCAATGAAGAAGACATTACTTTATTTTCACCACATGAAGTACCTGAATTATATGAAGCATGGGGAACAGATGAGTTTGATGCATTATATGAAAAGGCAGAAAGAAAAACTAGTGTTAAGAAAAAGAAAATAAGTTGTCAGCAATTATTCTTTGACATATTAAAAGAAAGAGCAGAAACAGGTCGTATATACATTATGAATATTGACCATTGCAATACACATTCTAGTTTTAAAGATAGAATTTATATGTCTAACTTATGTCAAGAGATTACATTACCTACAGACCCAATACAACACATAGACGGAGAAGGTGAAATAGCATTATGTATTTTAAGTGCTATTAATGTTGGACAATTAAAATCTTTAGACGAACTAGAGGACTTATGTGATTTAGCAGTTAGAGGTTTAGATGAAATAATAGACCATCAAAATTATCCAGTGAAGGCAGCAGAAATATCTACGAAGGCAAGAAGAAGTTTAGGTATAGGATATATTGGTCTTGCTCATTACCTTGCAAAGAATAAAGTTTCATATGCAGACCCAGAAGCATGGAGATTAGTAGACGAACTTACAGAAGCATTTCAATTTCATTTACTTTGGGCGAGTAATAATATCGCAAAAGAAAAAGGTAAATGTGAATACTTTGATAGAACAAAATACGCAGATGGTATTTTGCCCATTGACACATACAAAAAAGATGTTGATGTATTGGTTGATAGAAAATTGTCTTTACCTTGGGAAAAGTTAAGAGAAGATATAAAAGTGCATGGGTTAAGACACAGTACATTGACTGCACAAATGCCATCTGAATCATCAAGTGTTGTGAGTAATGCAACAAATGGTATAGAACCACCTAGAGATTATTTGAGTATTAAAAAATCAAAGAAAGGTCCTCTAAAACAAGTTGTACCTCAATATCAAACCCTAAAAAATTATTATACTTTATTGTGGGATATGAAAGACATGACTGGTTATATAAATATAGTTTCAATAATGCAGAAATATTTTGACCAGGCAATAAGTGGCAACTGGTCATATAATCCAGAACACTTTGAAGATGGTCAAGTACCAGTATCTGTTATGACACAAGATTTATTAACTACATATAAATTAGGGTGGAAGACTTCTTATTATCAAAATACATATGATAGTAAGAAAGACGAAGACGAACCTGCACACCCTATAGGTTTTAAAGATGAAGTACCTGAAACAGAGGTAGAAGAAGAATGTGAGAGTTGTACTATATAATGGCATATTTAGCAATAAATACCCCACACGAAGAAGTGTTTGTAAAGAAAGAATATCTTTATGATTTAGAAAAAGGTCATGGAGAATTGACACCAGGTGTTTGGGTAAGTGCAAAGTCTATTATGGGTAGAGCATTATATTTTGAAACTTTTTTACCAGAGTATGGTGCATTGTTTGATAAACTACCCATATCAGCATTTGTATGGAAAAAAGATTACGAGGGTAATATGCCTTTGACAGAATTACAATTGTGGGATTGCTTTAGTTATGATATAACAATTATACAAAAAGTATTACTAGGAGGTAGTATGTGCAAATATATGTCACCAGAAAAACAATGGTATAAAGGTCACTATTGGTGGACAATAGATAGTTGTGCATCATCAGAGTTAGAAAGAGATGTATCTTTTGCTGAAACACCTAGTCAGCATAAATCATTTAATATTATAGCATTAGAGAATGGACACATTGCTGCTCAACCAAATAACAGAGTCATATTTTATGACAAATCATTGTCACCTAGTAAATTAAAGTTTCCTGATTTTAAAGTTTCTACTGTAGAATATGAAGTAGAAGGTACACATAAATGGACTGCTGGTGATACAGATGATTGGCACTATGAATTAAAGGACCTTAAAAATGAGTAAAAGCGTATTAAATAAAGATGTAAGTTTAGATTCAACTAAACAACCAATGTTTTTTGGCAAAGATTTAGCAATACAAAGATATGACACATTTAAATATCCAGTGTTTGATAAGTTAAATCAAACACAATTAGGATATTTCTGGAGACCAGAAGAGGTATCTTTACAGAAAGATAGAAATGATTATCTAGATTTAACAGAAGGTCAGAAATTTATTTTTACATCAAACTTGAAGTATCAAACTATGTTAGATAGTGTGCAAGGTAGAGGACCATGTTTAGCATTTCTACCATTTGTTTCACTACCTGAAATAGAGGGTTGTATTGTAACTTGGGATTTTATGGAGACCATACATTCTAGGAGTTATACATACATTATAAAGAACTTGTATTCAAATCCTAGTGATGTTTTCAATACAATTATAGATGATGAAAAAATAAAAAGAAGAGCAGAATCAGTAACTAAAACATATGATGATTTAATAGAATTAGGATATACTTGGACATTATCACCTAATCAAGTCGATATGTATGAGTTAAAGAAGAGATTATGGTTAGCATTAGTAACTGTTAACATACTTGAAGGTTTAAGATTTTATGTATCATTTGCATGTAGTTTTGCGTTTGGAGAATTAAAAAAGTTAGAAGGTTCAGCAAAGATAATATCATTTATTGCAAGAGATGAAAGTCAACATTTTGCAATGTCGCAACAAATTCTCAATATGTATAGAGAAAAAGAAAATGATAAAGTAATGAACCAAGTTATAAAAGACACAGAACAAGAAGTTTATAAAATGTTTGATGATGCAGTAGCAGAGGAGAAAAGATGGGCAACATATCTATTTTCACAAGGCAGTATGATTGGGTTGTCAGAAAAATTGTTACACCAGTTTGTAGAACACATGGCAAACCGAAGGATGAAAGCGATACGACTAACGCCGAAGTACGACCAAAAGTCAAACCCTTTACCATGGATAACACATTGGTTAAGTAGTAGAGGATTACAGAACGCACCACAAGAAACAGAGATAGAATCATATGTTATTGGAGGTATAAAACAAGATGTTAAAAAAGACCAGTTTAAGAAGTTTAAGTTATGATTAAAACACATAAATGTAGTAATTGTAATACAGAAATGAGAATTGGATGGGATGAAACCAGAGATATTCTTCCTATTCTATGTCCCTTTTGTGGACATGAATTTGATGAAGAGGACATTCCTCCTACAGAAGAGGAGTTAAATGATGAGGATAATTGGGATTGATTATTCGTTAAATAGTCCTGGAGTATGTATTGCTGAAAATCAAAACAAAACTGAAATAAAAGATTGCACATTTCATTTTTTGTCTTCAGTAAAAAAGTATCAAGGAAAGGTTGCGAAAAAAGTACACGGTTACGAATACCCTAAATACTATAGTGATAACATTCAAAGATTTAGTTTAATAGGTGATTGGGTGTTAAGTTTATTTAATAATAAACACACAAGGATTTTTATAGAAGGTTATTCATATGGTTCTAGAGGACAAGGTTTATTTCAAATTGCAGAAAATTGTGGCATACTGAAATATAAATTCTTAAATCAACATCATATAAATTATTCTAATATAGTACCTAGTGTTGTTAAGAAAAGAGCAACTGGTAAAGGTAATGCCAGTAAAGAACAAATGTATGAACAATTTATGAAAGACGGTGGACAAGATTTAGTATCTGAATTGGGTATGAATAAATTATCTAATCCTGTTACAGACATTGTTGATTCATATTACATAATGAGGACAGGAAATGAAGATAGCAATTGTAACTAGTTTCAATAAAAAACTTTACGAATATTACGCACATAGATTTTTAAAATCCTACAATTGGCCATTCGACTTAATAGTATACCATGAAGGTTGGGTGCCTGAAGATTTTCCAATTAGAGATAATATTTTCTATAGAAATATTTGGGAAGGTAAAGTTGGTAACAAGTTAAGAAAATTTCAATCAAGAATGAGTGAACTCAATGTTGATAGTGTAGAAAAAGATAGACCCGATAAAATAATTCACGGAACAAATTACAAAAAAGATGCAATAAGATTTAGTTATAAAGTATTTGCAAAATGTGATGCCATGTTAGCACCAAGACATCCATATGATTATGTTTTTTGGATAGATGCAGATGTAGTTTTCAAAAAGACAATAACTGCTAAAGAAGTTGTAGATAAATTTTTACCTGGTGAATATGCAATATCATTTATAGACAGACCAACTTATTATAGTGAGTGTGGTTTTGTAGGATATAATTTACGAAACCATGAAACTAGATTATTTGTATCAAGATTTGAAGACATCTACACAAATTTAAATCTTGTCAAAGAAGATGAGTGGCACGATAGTTATTTATTTGATGTTGTTAGAAAAAAATATTTAAAGAATGTACCTCAATTTAATTTATCACCTACAATTAGAAGAGTCGGTAATCCTTGGCCAGATACGCCAATGGCAGAATATATGGACCATCTAAAAGGTAAAGCAAGAAAAGATGCAGGAGAAATGTTACCATGAAAGCAGGAAAAATATGGGGACAAACAGAACTTATTCACGCAAACGGAGTTCTTGAGTTTCATAGAATAGAATTTAAAAAAGATATATCATGTTCTAAACATAAACATAAGTTTAAATGGAATGGGTTCTTTTGTGAATCTGGTAAAATGATTGTAAGAGTTTGGAAGAATGATTATGATTTGGTAGATGAAACAATATTAGGACCTGGTGATTTTACACAAGTAAAACCAAATGAGTATCATCAGTTCATAGGTTTAGAAGATGGTGTAGCATTTGAATTATATTGGGCAGAGTTTGACCATGGTGATATTGAAAGAGAAACAGTAGGGAGTGTTGTTAATGAAAGTAAGTAAACCAGTATTCTCACAATCAGATGTTGCGTTACTTAAAGAAATGATTGTATTTTTAGTACAATCACAAGACGACATAACAATACCAAAAGAGAAGAAAGCAGAACTAGAAACACTTTATCATAGATTGCACAGGTTTACAAAATGATTAATGTATTCATAGGTTATGATACAAAAGAAAAAGTTGCACATAGTGTATTAACACATAGTATTTTAAAACACAGTACAAAACCTGTTGCTATAACACCTATCTATTTAGAAAATATCAAAGACGATTTTATTAGAGAAAGAAATGCTTTGTCTAGTACAGAGTTTTCTTTTAGTAGATTTATAACACCACACTTAATGAACTATCAAGGTTGGGCATTGTTTATGGATTGTGATATGTTAATGAAGGCAGACATAAACGAACTGTGGCGATTAAGAGATGATAGATACGCTGTGCAAGTTTGCAAACACGATTACACACCAAAGAGTAAAGTTAAATTTTTAAATCAAAAACAAACAGTTTATCCTAAAAAGAACTGGTCTAGTTTTATGTTAATGAATTGCAAGAAGTGTACCCCATTAACTCCTAACTATGTGAATAGAGCATCAGGTTTAGAGTTACATCAATTCAAATGGTTAGAGAGTGATAAACTCATAGGTGATTTACCATTAGAATGGAACTGGTTAGCAGGAGAGTATGAATATAAAGAAGATGTAAAGAATATACATTTCACAGAAGGCGGTCCTTGGTTTTCTGAATTTGAAGAAGTAGACTATTCAGATGAATGGTTTACACATTATAGTGAAGCAACCCAAATAGATATGGATTAAAATGTCAATAGATAGGTATTTTTTTAGAACAGTATGTAGAACTTTGAAGAATTTGCAAAGTGATAAAAGATTGACTGTTGCAACACTAGGTTATCCTGATTTACTTGTTACAGAAACTATGTTTAAAAATCAAGGCATAGATACAAGTAAATTAGAAGTTAGAGAAAAATTTGTTAATACTAGTTTGCATAAAAAGTTACGAGCAAAACTAGAAGAAGATGGTACAAAACAACTATACACAGCAGAAAGTTTCTTTAATTACTTTAATATGGATATAGATGTATTTGATGTGTATTCTCATTTAGGTGTTGAGTTAATATTAGATTTAAATGAACCTGTGCCAATAGATTATAAACCAAACTATGATTTAATTTTAGATGTAGGAACTTTAGAACATTGTTTTAATGTAGGTCAAGCATTTAAAAATATTATGCAAATGACTAAAATGAATGGTACGATTTTTATGGCAGCACCAGCATCAAAGATAAATCATGGTTTTTGGAACTTTAACCCTACTGCATACACAGATATATTTCATCAAAATGGGTGGGTAATAAGTGACTTGATAGGTGTTAAGGGTACAACGAGAGATATAGGTGAACTTGTAGAGCATAACTTAGATTACTTTATACCTGACCCAGAGAATAGAAAGATGTACCCTAACAAACCTGAAGAAGTAATTATAATGTGCATTGCTAAAAAAATAAAACAACAAGAGTTTCAATATCCTCTACAGATGAAGTACGCAGGTGATAGAAAAGATAAGACATTATACATTAATTTGCAAAAAATGTATGAGAAGACAAAAAAGACAACAATATTAGATGGTGAGAGGACAGATGAGTATGATGCGTGATTTGTGTATTTACTATGCAACGACTGTAAAGTATGGTTTTAAAATGGAGTTAATGAAAGCATTTGGTGAACCTATATCTAAAGATGGCATTCATGTAATAAATCATAAGGGTGCAGAAGGTTTTGATGTTAAAAATACCTCTCATGCTTTGATATTCAATTATCAAAGAGTTGCACCTGGTCAAGAAAAGTTAAAAGAGAGATTACAATTAAGAGTTAATGTTTGGAACAAATACAAAGAGAGTGGTAACATATGGATGTTTGATAATGATGTATTAAATGGTATAGACTCTCACTTAAATCATAATTACGAATACGATATAAAGAATTCATTCGTTAGAGTTGCATATGGAGATATCTATCCTGGTAAGGCAAAATACTTCAATGACAAATGCCCTTCAGATAGATGGGAAAGAATGAAAAAAATAAAAAGAATAGACCTGAAAGATTATAATTTAAAAGGCGAACACATATATATTTGTTGCAATAGAGGTTCAAGTGGGTACTCTGGTTTAGGTGTCAATGCTGCTCAATGGGCAATAGATACTGTAGATGAGTTAAGAAAACATACAGATAGACCTATAATTATACGACAACACTCCTCGAGGTCTTACATAGAACATAAGTCAGATTATCAAAGACTGAAAGAATATTCTGAAACTTCTAAAAATGTTTCAATACATTCACCACTAGACCATTATCCTGGGTTAGTAGGTGAGATACGAAAGGCATTTGCAGTTGTCATATTTACATCTACTGCTGGAGGTCCTGCAATCATAGAAGGTAAACCATTATTCATAACAAATCCCAATTGTTATTTTTTACCTATGAAGGCAGGTGAACTATCTGATATAGAACAACCCAATATAAGTATCAATAGACAACAATTTTTAAATAACTTAGGTTACTCTCATTGGCGATTACCAGATTTAGAGAGTGGTGAATATTGGGAAAGGATAAAAGATGTCATATAGATGTGTTGATTGGTCATTATTAAAAGCAGATGAAAGAGAAAGAAATGGTAAAAATGCAGTAGACCCATACATTCATAGTTTTTCTCAAGGTTGTCTAGGTAAATATATGAATGATGATGATTTCGATATTGACGATAAAACACCTTGTGTGTTTCGTGGTTTAGGCAAGTCACCTCTGATATGGGATTGTATAGAAAATAACATTGACTATCTGTATATAGATACAGGTTATTTTGGTAATCAAATTACAAAGATATGGCATAGAATAGCATATAATAACTTACAAACTTTAAATCATTTATCTAAAGAAGAGATTGAAGATAGATTGAGAACAGAGTTTCATGCACACGAAATTGAAAATGTATTTGATTTCAGAAGAGATGTTATAAGATGGGATTTAAAAGAAAGAGAATATCACGATAAGAAAAAAATATTGATAGTACCACCTAGTCAAAAAGTTTTCAATCACTTTGGCGGAGTAGCACACACATACACAAAAAAATTAATTAAGAAAATTAAAAAATTGACAGATAGAGAAGTAGAAGTGAGAAAGAAGTTATCTAGAACAGAAAGAAATAACTATTCTTTACAAGACCAATTAAGAAAAGGTAAATATCATTGTATTGTAACATACAATAGTATAGCATCATTAGAGTCAATAACTGTGGGTGTACCTGCTATTGTATTAGGACCTAATGCAGGTGGTTATTTAAGTGAAACAAATCTTGAGAATATAGAAAAACCTTATTGGGCAGGTGCAGAAAAGATATTTAATCACATAGATTATTTAAAGTGGTGTCAGTTTACAGGTGAAGAAATGAAAACTGATTATGCTCACAGAATTATAAAATGTCTACAAGGTGATGTTAAACCTTATAGAGAAAAAATAGCAGAGGAATATAATGATTAAATTTTTCAATCATTCATCATTTTTATTAGATAACATTTTAGTAGACCCTTGGACTAAAGGTAGTATCTTTTTAAATGGTTGGAATTTACTAAAAGAGTTTGATAAAGAGATTAGTCAGTATGGGTATGATTGGATTTATATATCACACGAACACCCAGACCATTTTAACATACCTTTTTTAGAAAGTATATCTGACCCAGAAATGAAAACAATTATTTTTCATAAAACATTAGATAGAAAAGTAGTAAGTTTTGTTAAGCGTTTAGGTTTTAAAGTTTTAGAAGTAGAGAATAATAGATATTATGAATTGACAACGGGCAGAATTAAAGTACAATCAAATGGGTTTGATAGTTTCTTTGTGTATGAACATAATAATGGTAAAACTTTAGTTAATATGAATGACTATCAAGTTAGAGATGAATCTGAATTGACAAAATTACAACTAAAAAAAGTTGATGTTCTGTTATCGCAATTTACTTATGCAAATTGGGCAGGCAATAAAGGTGATGTAAATATGCCTAAAAAGGCACAATCAATAATTTATGATAGACTAAAGATGCAATTAAAAGTATTTAAACCTGAAACTTGGGTACCATTTGCTTCTTACATATATTACTCACACGAAGAAAACTTTTATATGAATGAGTATGTGCCACCTTTAACAGATATAAAAAGATTTGCAGATGTAAATAAAGTCGAATGTGTATTTCCTGTGCCTGAAACTTTTATTCATTCAAGAATGTCTGAAAATGGTTTACAATATTGGTCTACAATGAGAAAGATTATAAAACCATTACATAAAAACAATACTATTAAAAAAGAAAAAGTTATTAAATCATTTAGTAGTATGTGTGAGGAGTTACATAATAAAAATGATATGACATTATTTGACGCAGAAGAAACTTACATAAAAGTTACAGATTGGAATACAGTAATAAAATATGATATAAAAAATAAAACATTTGAAGAAGTATCTCAATTAGAAAATGATATCTCTATGTCTAGTGAGTGTTTATGTTTTCTTATAGAAAACAAATGGGGAAGAGGTACTGTATTAATTAGTGGTAGATGTCAGATAAATTATGATAATGCAAACAAGTTTTTTAATCAAACAAATTTATGGTACTATAATAATATAGGCAAATATCTAGGTGAAAATTTATCACTAGATGAAATAGTAAATCAAGATAATTTTTATGAAAGGTTAATAAATGATTCGTGACTGTAAAATAGGAAAAGAAAACACAATTGTAGAACCTGTTAATATGTATGAATGTGTTATAGGTGATAATGTTTTTATAGGACCATTTTGTGAAATACAAAAAGGTTCTTATATAGGTGATAATACAAGAATACAATCACACAGTTTTATATGTGAGAATGTTACAATCATGGATAAATGTTTTATCGCTCATGGTGTCATGTTCACTAACGATAAATTTAAAGATGGTAATTTAAGTAAAGACTTTTTACCAACTAATATAGGTAATAATTGCAACATAGGTTCTAACTCAACAATATTACCTGTCACAATCTGTGACAATGTAACGATAGGTGCTGGTTCAGTCGTAACAAAAGATATAGAAGAACCTGGTATCTATGCCGGCAACCCAGCAAGGAGAATAAAATGATTGCGTTAGTTGGATTTGGGTATTGGGGTAGAAATCTTGCAAGGGTATTTTCAGATAAAATTACTCACATAGTAGATAAATCACATAACGAGTTAGATAAAGCGAAACATTTATATGGTAGTAAATTTAAGTATGATGTTAGTTTAACAAATGTATTAGAACACAATAATGATGTAAAGGCAGTATTAATAGCAACGAAACCTGAAAGTCATTTAGATTTAGCAAAATTGAGTATATATTATGGAAGACATGTATGGGTAGAAAAACCTGTGTGTATGAGTTATGATGATACCTTAAATCTAGCAGACTATAGAAAAACAATCAATGATAAATTAAGAATTATGGTTGACCATACTTTTCTATTTCATCCTGCTATACAAACTCTTAAAAGTATAGACATAGGTAAACCATTATATTATGATAGTCATAGAATTAGTTTAGGTTTATTTCAGAAAGATGTTGATGTTGTAAAAGATTTAGCAATACATGACCTTGCTATAATAAATCATTTATATCCTGATATTGAATTAGTTAAAAAATCTATTATAAAGAACAACCATGTAAACGATAAATCGAATCAGTCTATTGTATGTTTAAAATTTAATAATGGGTTTACTGCTACTATTAACTGCAATTGGGTAAGTCCTGTAAAGAAAAGAGAAATAATCTTGACAGGTACTAAAAAATCTGTTATATATGATGACATAGATGTAAACAAAATAAAAGTGTACGATACTGGTGAAGTGGGTGAAGATTATAATATAAATCAATTAGGTAATATGACATGCCCTAAAGTAGAATCGAGTGAAGCACTAATGAATGGTAAAAGACATTTTTTAGAATGTATTAACAATCACAAAATTGAATGTATAAGTGATGTTGATAAGGCACTAAAACTTATGAAGTGGATAGATAAAGAAGTATGATACCCTATTACGATATGACAGAGATACATAAACCTTTGAAAGAAGAGTTTATGTCTGAGGTCGAAGAGTTACTTAATACAAGTAACTTTGTATTTGGTACAGAAAAGTTTGAAGAAGACTTTGCAGATTTTACTGGTGCTAAGTATTGTGTTGCAGTAAATAGTGGTACATCAGCATTAGCGATTGCATTATATTCTGCTGGTATTCGTTCAGGTGATAAAGTTACCACAGTTTCTCATACATTTACTGCAACATTATCAGCAATAAGATATTTAGGTGCATACAATGAATTTGTTGATATTGATGAGAAAACATATTGTATGGACCCAGAAAAACTAAATGTAGGTTTTGATAATAAAGTAATACTACCAGTACATATGTATGGTAATGCTTGTGATATGACAAGAATAAATAGTAAAAAGTCTACATCTATAATAATAGAAGATTGCTCACAAGCACACGGTACTAGAGTTAATGGTAAACATGTAGGTACATTTGGTGAGGCAGGTACTTTTAGTTTTTATCCTGGTAAAGGCATAGGAGCATTTGGTGATGCAGGTTGTGTAATAACAGATGATGAAGGTCTTGCAAAAGAAATGAAAGAACAGAGAAGTTGGAAAGAAAATGATATTGGATTTAATATGAGAATGTCTAATATAAATGCTAGATTTATTAGTTTAAAATTAAAATACTATCCTGAAGTTCTAAGAGAGAAACAAGAAATCGCAGATTATTATAATAAACATCTAGACTATTGTTATACACAAGAGGGCGTTGAACATAGTTATCATATTTACCCTATATTACACAGAGATAGAAATAAGTTAATTGAAAGATGTTCAAACGATTTACAATTAAAAAAACATTACGATAAACCTGTACATGCAAATCCATTATATAGAATGGGTAAAACGAATTGCACTATATGTAATGATGTTGAAAATATAGTTGATATAGATTTACCTGTAACAGAAAAAATATCAAACAGTCAAGTAAGTTTGCCAATTTATCCTGGCGTTAATAAAGAAAAAGTTATAGACATTTTACAAAAGTATTGGAGTAATGGTAATGGTGTATCTAGTTCCGTTCTTTAAAAATCCTAATTTTAAAGATGTGAAAGAAGCAGACGAAGTAAAAGATTTAGTTTTAAAGAATAGATATAATTATCATTTATTTTTACAATGTCTAAATGATACTTTTCTATGGCATAATTCAGAAAATGGTAAACTAATATTATCTACAGATAATACAACAATAATACCTAAAATGGAACATTTAGAAACATTTAGAGTTGACACAGAGGGTAAACAAATTATTGAATCAAAAGTATTAAATGAAACAAAATTTATATGTGATGATAATGGTTATGAAGAGAATATTATTATGTGTGGTACAGACCATATCATAAACAGAAATTTAGATACAATGTTTGATGAAGATTTTGATATAATGATACCCATTAGAAAAGGCACACGAGTAAATAATGCTATGATTGTCGTGAAGAAAGTTACAGAAGATGTTAAAAGATTTTTTGGTTACAGGTATGATAGGTGGGTTTCAGATGCACATAAAGACCCACATTGGAATTGGTATGGTGACCAGAGAACATATGATAATATATTAAGAGAAGAATTAGGATTGTTACCACAGAGAGACCCACCTAAAAAGTTTAGATTTAAGTTAGGGACCTATAATATAAGAGGTTGTAAAGTAAGACTTACAGAATACGGTGGCGAAGAGTGTGGTAGTTTTGATATATGGCCGAAGAGTGCTAGAGTTTTTAAACCAGGTACATATTTTTATGATTTTAAAGGTAAAAGAAAACAATATTTTTTAGAAACATTTAGAAGAGAAAGGAATAAACATGGCAGATGATAAAAAGAAGTATATCTATGAGAGAAATCCTACTACTGGAGAAGTAAGAAGAAGAGAGTTTAACGACTACACATCAAAACCAGTTGTTTTAAAATCTGAAACAGTAGAACCTGGATTAGACCATAGTTCTATACCTTCAGAAACACCAGATGCACCCTGGGTGCAACATTCATCAGATGCACCATGGTGGAATGAAGAAAAACAATTATTGAAAGAGGATAAAAAAGAAGATGATACAGAAGAAGATAGGCAATTATCTTTTCCCTTCTAGTGATACTCACTTTGAGAGATGGATTTTAAACGGAGAGTATCAGAAGAAACAAAGAGATACTCTCTTTGAATATATGGAGAATAAAAGAAAGATTGAGTATATCATAGATGTGGGTGCTCATGTAGGTTTGTGGTCTAGACCCATGATACAACGACCAGATACAAAATACATATGGGCATTTGAACCTAATAGTTCAGTAAGAGAATGTTATGTTCAAAATATGAAAGATTTTGATAACTATACAATATATCCTTTCGCATTAGGTTCACATCAGACTACAGGTTTCTTAAATATAGAGAAAGATAATTCAGGTAATACAAATATAGACCCAGACAAACCTGGCAATGTAGAAATAAAAAGTATTGATAGTATGAATTTCGAAAATGTAGATTATATAAAAGTAGATGCAGAAGGTTTTGAGTATCAAATATTATCAGGTTGTTTAGAAACATTAAGTAAAAATAAACCTTTTATACATCTTGAAATGAAATCAAAACGAATGAGAAATACATTTGATGAATTTAATATACTATTCAATAAAATAGGATATAAAGAAGTTAAAAGAGTTAGTGCAGAGGTATTATATGATTATAACACATAAATTAAAATGGGATAAATGTTTATCTCATAAAATATTTCCTCTTATAGAAAAAGGTTGGCAAGACGAAGACAGACCAATACACTTCTTTTGGGGATTAGCAGGTCAGAACAGAAAAGAAATTGCTCAATGTGTTGAAAAAAAAGAAGAATGGTATTATATAGATGTAGGTTATATAACTTACCCTATAACAAGATATCCGACACCTAGTATTGATGAAGAAGATAAAACTTATTTTAGAATAGTCAAAGGTGGTTTGCATACAGTTAAAGGTAAAGTTGGTGATGGTTCTAGATTACGAAAGTTAGTAAATCAAGGTATAGATGCAGAGTTTAAAGGTTGGTATACTGGTGATACAAAACATATACTAATATGTCCCTCATCACCTACTGTAACACAACAACTTAATAATATGACACAAGAAGAATGGATAGCAGGTGTTAAATCAGAGTTGACACAACACACAAAAAGAGATATAATAGTAAGAAATAAACCAAGACCAGGTAATGAATGGTGGGGTACTGATATTAGAGAACAATTAAAAGATTGTCATTGTTTAGTAACAAATATGAGCATAGCATCTGTAGACGCAATATTAAACAGAGTGCCTGTAATAACTGATGGTAGAAATGTATCTTGGGCAGTTGCATCTAGAGACCCAAAGTATGTTGAAAGACCTTTTAGACCTGGTAAGAAAACAGTTTTAGAGTGGTTGAAGTTTATAACAGAACAACAATTTACTCTTGACGAAATAGAAGATGGTACAGCATATAAACTATTAAATCAACAAGGAGTGATATGAGCGCTAAAGAAAAATATAATCCCATAGAATATCAATTAACTGTTGCAAAGAATATGATAAGTGACTTGCAGACATTTATAAACAAGTATCAAGGTAAAGCATATACATTAGGTGATTCTGTCTACTTTGAAAGTAGAGACCAAATGGATACAAGTAAGTTAAAATTAAATCAAATAATAGAACAATTACAAAGAGTGAAGAACGATTTAAGATGATTAATTTTTGTTGTGTCTTGTATGGCACAAAGTATCAACCGATTTATGTGCAAAATCTATACAATATGGTAAGTAGAAATTTAAGTGTACCACATAAATTTTATTGTTTTACTGACCATGTTAAACTTGACAAAATTCTAGAAGGTGATATAATCGTAAAACAGTTTCCGTTACACGATATGCAAGGGTGGTGGAACAAAATGCAACTATTTCACCCAGATAATGGGTTATCAGGTGTTAATTTATATATGGATTTAGATGTGGTTTTAATGAGAAATATAGATTGTTTTGCAAATTTTGAAGATGAAAAGACATTTAGTATTACATCAGACTTTAATGGTAGAATGATATGGTATAACTCAAGTCTTATGAAATGGCATAGTGAAACAATGAAACCTATTATATGGGATGAATTTGCAAAAGATAGAAGTTATTGGTACAGACTACAAGGCGACCAAAACGCAATAACAGAACTACTGAGAAAGGACAAGAAGTTTCATAAACACAATGTAAGAACTTTTCCTGACGAATGGACATTTTCTTACAAATGGTTTGATAGAAATGAACCCCGATTCGGTAAAAACTTGTGGACATTTGAACAAAATGAGAACGCAAAAGTAGCAGTCTTTCATGGGTATCCCAAACCCCACGAATCAGATAAAGATTGGGTGAAAAATAACTGGAGATAATACATTATGATTACTGAAAAAGAAGAAATAATAAGGAGAATCGCAAAATTAGAAAGAAATCTCAAAAGAGATAGTAAAAAGATAGATGAATTGATATTTGAAATGCAATGTATGATAAAAACATTCATAAAACACTACGAAATGAACAGAATTATGTCGCATACTAAGAGTGTAGAGTTAAGAACTGTTGATGAGCATAAGAAAAAAATAGAAAAAGAAGTGAAATAATCCATTATTTGCTTGTATAATTCACCCATTGTGTTATTATAATAGTATGAGTGATTCGATAACAATAAATGAAAGTGAGTAAACTATGAGTGATTCTATGTTCAATAATGACGATATTTATAATCTATTAAATGAAGAAATCGGTATAGATACTGATAAAATTAAGTCCAATACAGATAAGATTGATGTTCAAATGTCAATTTTAGTTGATACTTTGAATAAAATGCAAGTTCAAATGAACATGCTTCAGACTATTAATAAGACACTAACCGCAGATAATACTGCTATTATGAAGAAGTTAGATTCTATTCAACAAGATATTTTATTAACCTAATTGAGAGGACACTATGGACTATTCAAAACAATTCAATAAACAAAGAACTGAATTCTTTGCTACACTAATAAAAAGCATTGATTTTAAGTCATTTAAAAGTCAAGAAGACTATGAAAAGACTATAGATGGTGTTTACATGACCATGTTTAGACACAATACAAAAGGTCAATATGTTTATGAAAACCCTAATCCTAACGCAGACAATGATGATGCGTGGTTAGTAGGTGAAACCTATGATGATGACGACAGAAAGAAAGTGCTTGACATTATCAATAATAGATGATATGATTCGCTATATAATGAAAGGAAACACTATGACAATAAAAAATGATATAGAAATGGCAAAACAAAAGTGCTACTCAATATATCTAGATTTACAAGCAACTTTAGCAGGTCAATCTATGTGTGATCCAGATACACTTGAAAATCAGTTTAACGAAGTTTGTGCTGAGTTTGGATTAAACATTGAAGATATTTATGAGTGGTGTGAAAATCAACATGAGGGTATGTTCGCATACAACGGAACTTAATATGAGTAGAAAATATTTTGATGATATAGAAAGATGTATTGACCTTTTTCATAGAGAACTTAACACACCAGCATTACAAATATTAATGAGTATAAGAGATGATATGAAAAAAGAACTAGACGAAGAGTGTAAATACAATGATGCAGAAGAAAAAAATGCTTGGGACAATCAAGAGTCTTGTGGTCATGTAGTAAATGAATTTTTAAAAGATAAATACGGTAAATAATATGGGCATGTTTGATGATGCATGGCGTGAAAGTGTCAAGGGTAAAGAAGATATAGAAGAAGAAATATTTGATGATGAATATCTAGCAAAGATTAAAGAAACTATAAGAACTTCAGACGGAGATTTCTGTACAGTTTCATTGCAAGATATTGAAGAGATAAAAACTATTTTAAAACACCTTATAAATAGGGTTGACAAGATTACAGGAATGATGTAAACTGATTCGTATATGAAAAAATTAAATAAAAATGAAAGATTATTGATTGCAAAGAAAGAACATAGAAAGTTTCTTTTATCTGTAGGTCTTCCTATTGATAAGAAAAACAGAGTTATTATAAAAGAAAGAATAGGAACACCATTTCCCGATTTATCTTCAAGGGAACATTATGCATTAAGTAATAATATAAGTGGTGTTGCAAATAAAAAGAAACGACCTGATCCTTATATTCCTGCAGGTAAAACAGTAGGTATCGGTTATAATAAAGGTACCTATCAATTAGTAGATGGTTCTGATATTATTACTATGGGGAGAAAAGTATGAGTGACTTTAAATTGACAAATTCTGATTTTGATGATTGTTCAACATTAATTATACTTTCAGAAAGAGGCAGGCAGTTTTGGGATAAGATGAACTATAAACGATTTATAGTTGTAGGTAATGGTTCATCTAATATTTTTGTATTAAGAGATAATGAGAGAGTGAGGATATGTGATGAGATTCGTGAAAACGGTATGGATTTTACTAATTAGTTTAACACTAGTTAACTGTTCGACAGGTAGTAGATCCCAAACAAGTGCAATTGTCGGTGGGGCAACTGCAACAGCAACTTGTGTATTATCGGGATTAGACAATCCCTTTGTTGCCGCTGGTTGTGCTTTAGTAGGTGCCTTTGTGGGTGCTGAACTTGCTTACAATGACGATTATGATGTACACAACGCAACATTTGTAGACCACTTAAATAATGGTCCACAAGGTTCTTCTTACACAAACTGGTTCAATGAGAAGACAGGTAGTAAAGGTATTATACATACCACTACTTCGTATATGAAAGGTCCTGTTAAGTGTAAAGACTATTCATCAACAATAGATATAAGAGAATCATTTCCTATTATGAGTGTAGGTAAAACTCCTGATAGAAGTGTAACACACGGTATTGTGTGTCAAATGCCAGACGGGAGGTGGGTAGAATATGAATAACTTTTTAAAAATAATGTTTGTTGCATTTTTTGTTTTAATTGCAATAATATCACTAGTGAGAGATAGTGATGCTGGTGATGATGTATTATATAGTGATATAGTCCCTTCACAACAAAATGTAGACGGACAACATTGCCTTATAAAAACTATCATCAGACAAAATGGTGATACTATAACAAAAGAAGAAGTCCTAGAATGTAGTGACGGTAGAAGAAGATTAGACGGTCCTAGTTATTGGGAAATGTTCGCAGAATTTTACTATAGAGATGTATCTGCTCCAGAGTATTGCAGATATTATAGTAGAGGCAGACATGCTTTCAAGTCGCATGGAAAGACTTGTTTAAAAACTAACGGAAGGTGGGAAATTAAATGATAAAAAATTTAATAATAATAGGTCTGGTCGCATGGTTAATATATGCGATAGGAATAAATCAGTTTTTCAATAATATCCGAACTACTGTTGACAAAGTGGAAGAATTAGTGCATACTAAGGATAAACTTTTGTCTGATAGTGATTTAGATGCAATAGAAGAAGATTTGAAAAATGAGTTTGATAATAACGGAGAAGAGGAATAATATGAAAAATTTTATTATGATAATGTCGATTTTAGCATTAGGTACAGGTTGTTCTAGTGTTTATAAGATAAAAGGTGAGAGTGGTAATGTAGTAAATACAACACCAGGTTGGTTTATGGCAGATATCAATGACACAAAGGCGTGTGATTTAAAACTGTTATCTAAAAAAGATGACAATAAAAAATGTGTGTATGGTGTAGGTACTGCTGTATCACCTAGTCTTGACCTTGCAATCGAAAAGGCAAAGATGAAGGCAAAGGCAGAAATCGCTGATAATATTATGGGCGAAATGAATAAAGAGTCTAAACAGTATGCAAAAGAAATCGGTTCTAGTGTTGCGACAAAACAAGTTGCAAATGATTTTGAAAGTGTAATTTTAAATAAGATTGACTCTACAGTTGTTAGAGGTTATGAAACCTTTGCACAAGATGTGACCCTAACAAAAAATGGTAACTATAGGGCATGGGTTGGTTTAAGATTGCCTCTTGGCGAATTCAATAAATTATATGAATACAATGCAGAAGAATCATTGAACGCTTTTAATTTAAATGAAAGGTCTAAAGAAGCATATTCTAATCTTAGAAAAAAAGATGAAGATGAGAATAGAAATATTCAGTAAACCTGATTGCATATACTGTACAAAGTCCAAGAACCTACTAGAAGGTCTTGGACTTGAGTATAGCGAGAATAGTATAAATGACTATAAAACAAAACAACAGTTTTTAGAGGCGATAGGTAAAAAGGTAAAAACCGTACCTCAAATTAAAATAAATAATAAACTAGTTGGTGGTTATAATCAATTGGTAGAATATTTTACTGACAAAGGTTTAGTCAATTATAAAGGAGAGATTATAAATGAGTAAAGATAATGTAATACAATTTCCTAAAAACAATGTAAGAGAAGTTAAGATAAGAGATATCGCAAAAGATATTGCAAATCAAATGACACAAATAAAAGAACAAAGAGAATTAATAGACGAACAAAAAAAATATATCATAGAAAGTATTTTAAATGACTAAAGATAATGTAATAGTATTTCCTACAGATAGAATTGTAAATAATAAGAAAATTTTAACTGATAAGAAAGAAGTTCAAAAGCAATATGAAAAGATACACAAAGAACAAACAAGAGAGTTTGTTGAGGGTGTTGTAGATGATACAGCAATACAATTGTTGAGAACATTTATTGCTTGTGATATTAGAGTTAATTCACCACAATTTACAAGAGATTTAGCGTTACTAATAGATATATTGAGAGGTTTAATTTATAGAGATTTTAATGTAGATTACCCATCACAAAAATTAGTAGAAGAAATGGTATCATTATATCACGATAAAGAATTAGGACCATCAGCAAAAGTTGATTATGAAAGAGTCTTAAAAAATGTAAAAAATGTAAAAACAGATAATGTTTTTAGTAACGAAATAAGTCAAGATTTAGATGAACTCAATGAAGATATAATCTTTGAACCTGATTTTGACCCAGATAAATGACATATAAATATATCTATAATGAATTGAAGGAGAAGTTATGGTAGATAATAAATTTAGAGTAGAACAATTAAATAACCCAAGAAAACCTATGGACAACCCAAATCTTATATCAAAGAAGAGTATGAGTGCATGGGCAACCACAGCATCAAAAGGTTCTGATAGACTTACATATCACGAAATATTCACAAAGATTAATAATGCAAAAACAAAGTCTGGTAAAACAGAAGTATTACTAGAACACGATAGTGAATCTTTGAGAATGATATTAAAGGGTGCATTTGATACTAATATACAATGGGATTTACCACCAGGTACACCCCCATATAAAGCAAATGAAGCACCTACAGGTACACAACATACTTGGTTAGTAGATGAGGCAAAGAAGTTATGGCATTTTCTAGTAGGGGGTAACCCAGGGTTATCTAAAGCAAGAAAAGAAACTATGTTTATACAAGTATTAGAGAATTTGAGTAAAGAAGAAGCAAAACTTTTAATTGATATCAAAGATAAAAAGTTAAATAAAGTGTATAAAGGTCTTACTGCTAATCTAGTAAAAGATGCTTTTGAGTGGAATGATGATTTTATGAGGAAAAATGCTTAATAAACAAAGAGAATCAGAGTTAAATAGATACAGATTACGAGTCCCAGGTGGGGTTTATGAACATTCTAGTCTATTTTTACTCATTTTGAGTGTACTAAAACATAGATTTTCACACTTAATAAAAGATGGCAAATGGATGGATTAATGCTTGCATTATGTGGGTAATGTGTTATTATAATAGTATACTGATTCGAAACAATAACAAAAGGATATACTATGAAATATGTAACAAAAAAATTCACAAATCTTGAAGATGCCATTAAAAATCTAATAAAAACAGCAAATGATGATTATTGCGATAGTACAAGTTATGATGGTTCTAAGACAAAAACAGAAGTAAGATTAAGAATGGAAGAACAGTTTACTAATGGTTGGTCTGTGAAACCAGGTAACAAGTACATTTCAATTTATAAGACACTTGGTTCACAATCGTGCATATGGGGTGGTATTGTCGCTACTGATAATCATAAGAAGTTTAAAAAAGGTGATATTCTTATGGCAAACGGATATAAATCCTTCGCTCAAAATGCTGCCAGAGGAAATATTCTTGAAGGAAACTTCGGAGTAAAATGGACTGGTGCGAATTACCTTTAGGAGTTTATTATGATAAAAGAATTGAAATTATTTTGGGTTGGCATAATTATATTTGCAATATTTTTTTCAAGATATTCAGATGCGAAAGATTATGAAACTGCTGTCGCCACAAATGTTATTCAGAATGGTGCAAATGCAGAAGAACTGATGAAGTATGAATTAGAAAAAATGATACATGGTCAGGCAATTCAAATGATAACGATAATGCAGAAGTATTTGCCTGCAGTATTAGATGGTGTTGCAACTAAAATGAGATTAGAAGCAGACAGAAAATACAAATGCAAATTGTTAGAAGATACTACTATTAAAGACGATTGTTAATTATATTATGAAAGGAAGTGCTTATGTCGAAAGAAATAGATGGTTACCTAAAGTCCCTACTGAAAGATGTTCCCGATAAACTAGACCGTTTCTATACATCAAACGAAAAATCTATGGTGTATTATGTGGGTAATTTTGCAGAAGACATTTTAAATAATTTTACAGAGAAACAATCAGAAAAATTATTTCTAAAAGTGCGAAAGTTCCATGATGATTTTTATTTCTATCAAAAAAAATTAAATAAAGACCTAGAGGGTTATGAGTACATCGTCCAGAAGAAGTAAACTGAAAAGTAGACTACTATTACTATTGCATACTTGCATAGTGGTAGTAGTTTCATATGGTGTAGGAACATTTATGCCGAATGATTTTGCTCAAAATAAAATTGTAAATAATGTAGAACACTATTATCAAAAATGGGCAATAGATATGGGATTGAATGAACCTAGTTTTGAATATACTAACAATGCACAGTTTGTTAGGTCAATGTATAAATGTATAGACTTTGTAAACTTTACCACACCTAAAGAAGAACGAATACCTTATGAGATGATAATAGGTATGGCATCTTTAGAAACGGGTTACGGTACAAGTAGATTTGCAAATGAAGCAAATAATCTTTTTGGTATTAGAACTTATAATAAAGATATACCTCACATACTTATAGAGTCAAAGAAGAAATGGGCAGGTTGGGGTATAAGAAAATTTGAATCTAAATGTCAATCTGTAGTATACTTAGTAAACTTACTAAATACCCATTATGCATACAAGGATTTTAGAGATAAGAGAAACTCAATGCATAAAAATGATATGAGTCTAGAAACAAAAGAATTGCTAGAAACCCTAACTAATGTATTTCATACTACACCTGATTATACAAAAAGAGTATTGAAACAGGTAGAAAAAATTAAAACAATAATATCTACAGAGGATGTAATGCTATGATTTTTACACTAATAACATTTTTGTCAGCAATATCTATATCGGTCATTGCCGCTGGGTATAGTATAATGGGACTTGCAACATTATTCGCAGGTGCAGTTGTACCTATTATAGCAATGGGTACAGCGTTAGAGATAGGTAAATTAGTAAGTGCCAGTTGGTTATATCAAAACTGGTCTAATAAAGAAGTATCAGTTGCATTGAAAACATATTTATTTAGTGCTGTTGTTATATTAGTCTTTATAACATCAATGGGTATCTTTGGGTTCTTATCTAAGGCACACTTAGACCAAGTAAAACCTACATCTAGTAATGACTTAAAAATAGAACTACTAGACAACAAGATACAGACGCAACAAACACGCATAGACAGGTCACAGAAGACGCTTAATCAGTTAGATAAGGCATTAGATGTCTATATTGAGAAAGAGTTTGTTACACGAGGTTTGAAAGAAAGAAAGAAACAAGAACCTGAAAGATTAGAATTGAATACTGAGATTGATAATGCTAGTGATATCATATCTGATTTAATGATACAGAAAAATACATTACAAATAGAACAAGATAAGATAGAGGCAGAGGTAGGACCACTTAAATATGTTGCAGAACTAATATATGGTGATGATGCAACGAATCACTTTGACGAGGCAGTAAGAATAGTTATTATTGTGTTAGTATTTGTATTTGATCCACTCGCAGTATTACTACTGATTGCCGCTAATATATCATTAAATCAAAGAAATCAAAGAAAAAACTTGACAAAAGTAAATGAAAGAGTTATACTGGAACAGAAATTAAAAAAAGAAACTAACAATAGAAAAACTAAAGATAGAAAATTGAGAGAGTTTAGAAAAAAAGAAAAAGACTATAAAACATTTGTACAAAAATTAGGTGCAAAAGAATTATCTGATTTAGATGCAGATGCAATAAAAGTTAAACTAGACCAGATATTAGACTGGAACGCACAAGAAAATACTAACAATAAAAAATACTTGGAGGTGAAAAATGTTAGAAGAAACAATAAATAGAAGACTGGATTTGGTTGATAGAGCAATCAAAAATGTTGAAGATGCTGATATGTTAAATTTCTGGGAAAGAGTTAGAAAGTATCTAGTCAGACAATTAGAAAAAGATGGGAGAACTTTACACTAATGAATATATTTTATCTACATAAAGATCCTGTTGTCGCTGCCGAAATGTCTTGCGATAAACATGTTGTGAAAATGATTTTAGAGTCTGCTCAATTACTATGTACAGTACATAGAGTATCAGATGGCACAGAGTATTATGATAAAACTGTTAATGGTAGAAAAATCAAAAGATGGAAACACCCTAATTCTAATTTAGAAAATATTTTATATAAAGCAGGTTGGTTAAAACATCCTAGTACACAATGGTTGTTTGAAAATACAAAAAACTATATGTGGTTATATAAACATATGATGGGATTAAACGAAGAATATAAAAAGAGATATAATCATAAAGAAGACCATGTAACTATTCAAAAACTTGGTGAGATATTAAATACCCCACCTACTAACATGAAAAATTCAAATGTGAATGAAACAGAACCTACTCCTGCAATGCCAGATTATTGTAAAGTAAAAAATGATTCTGTTGCATCATATAGAAAATATTACATAAATGAAAAGAAAAGATTCGCAACATGGAAATCACCTGCAAAGATACCACAATGGTTTCTTGAAGGCATTTCACAACTACAAGAGGTATAAAAATGAGAGATATATTACTAGAAGCAACTAGAAAACATGCAGAAGGTAACTTAGCAAAACACAAGGCAAATGTTGAAGTCTATTTAAATAAATCTATAGGTATAGGTGAACATAGTGATATCATAGAAACTATGATTAAAGAGATAGAACAAGTTGCAAAATGGGAAGAAATTCTTATGGCAATTGATAACAATTTTCCTTATGAAGACCCTGCAAGACAAACAATATTAAATGAAAATAAGTAAGATACCAGGTCTAGGTCGTTTTGGTATATTTGTAGATGACCTAAAAATTGAAGATTTAAATAATGATAGATGGTTACTATTAGGTGAAGAACATCTAAAGAACTTAGTAACCATTATCAGAAATGTAGATTTCAAAGATGTTGGTGAGTATCGTAAGTGGATGAAAAAATGGGGTAACCCAATTTATCTACCTATGATTGCTCTAAAGAAAAAATACAATATTAAGAAATGGTCTGCCATTCAATTGATGAGAATGGAAAAGAAAGATAGAGATTATATTAATGATGTAAGAAGAATGGTTGCATCTGAAGATGGTAAATTTAATAGTGTATTAAGAGTTACAGAAGATAAAACACCTGATAATAAACCTATGGGTTTGTTTGGTAGTGGTGAACTAGAATGGCATTGCAACGATAGTGGGTTATTATATTCTGTTCCTGGTATATCGTTATTAGGTCATAGAAATATGACAAACAGTAGCACAGGTTTTTTAACCACAGTTGATTGGTATGAAGAACAACCCGAAAGTTTTAGAAAAGAATTAGATGATACAATTGTTATTCATAAATTCTTTAATCAAAAAGTAGACCCAGATGGTAAAGGTTATAATGATACAGTTGTAAGTAGAAATGTTTATTGTGACGATAATATTGTGAGTAAATTAAATAACAAAGAAAGTCTACCTGAAATACCTTTAGTTAGAAAATCAGTTTATGGTTACAAAGGTATACATTTAGGACCATCTTGTTATCAAGTTGTAGGTATGTCGGTTAAACAATCACAAAACTTTTTCAAGTATATACGAAAGTCTTTATTTCAAGAGAAGTATATTTACAAACATAAATATAAGAAAGATAATGATTTATTAATTTTTGATAACACTATTACATTACATAATAGAGAGGGTGAAACTAAAAATAGATTAGCATTTAGAATACCTAATGACTATTCTACTTTAAGAGAAGATTACAATCCCTACATTCAAGACCCTTATAAGTCAGATTTTAAAAGGATAAAAGATAGTTATGCCAACATATGATTTTAAGAACCAAAGAACAGGTAAAATATTTGAGAAAATGATTTCAATAAGTGATAAACAAAAGTATTTAGATGACAATCCACATATTGTTCAGTTAGTATCAGGGATAAATATAGTAAGTGGGGTATCTGGTAAATCTTATAGACAAGATAGTGGTTGGAAAGACAACTTATCTAGAATTGCAGAAGCACACCCTAATAGCAATTTAGCAAAAAATACTTTAAAAAGAAGTGTAAAAGAAGTAAAGACTGCTGAAGTTTTAAAGAAGCATAGAAGGAGAGTAAAATGATTAATACAGATATAGAGAAAGCAGTTATAAGAAGTCAACATTGCCAGAGAAATTTTGATTTAGGTAAAGATATACCAGACGAGGATATAAGAACTTTAGTTCACGCATCATCTCAATGTCCTAGTAAACAAAATATTTCATTCTACAATATAAATTTTATAACTAATAGATTAGTTATTGATGAGATATACAAACATACAGAGGGTTTTATAATTGACGGTAAACCAGAAAAAAATACTCAAGTATTAGCAAACCTACTAGTTGCATATACTAAAAATTCAAACTCTGAAGGTTGGTATATGAAAAAAGAAATGACAGATGAAACACATCAAACTCAAATGAGAGATGTACATATGTCAACAGGTATATCATCAGGTTATTTAAATCTAACAGCATCTATGTTAGGTTATTCAACTGGTTGTTGTTTGTGTTTTGATGAAGAGAAAGTAAGAAGTATTTTAGATGTAGATGAGCAAGTTCTATTATTAATGGGTATTGGTTTTAAAAACCCGAATAAAAATAGAAGAGTACATGCTTTAGATGATAATAAGATATTTAACTCTTTTAAAAAAGAAGAGATATCTGTTAATTTTATTAAATAGAGGTTTAAATGGTAGATATTCCTGATTATATGAGAGGATTTGATTTAGACGAAGATTTTGGTTTTACACCAGTATCTAATAAACCTAAATCAGATTCAACAGTAGATAAGAAAGTAGTCGAAAGTACAAATCTAGAATTATCAAAAGTTAAAAGCGATTTATCTGATGTTAAGGCAATGATGAATGAAGTATTACAAGTCGTTGCTGAGAAAGATAGTATTACTAAAGAATTAGAAGACACAGAAGTAACACAAAGATTTAAAGAAATAGAAAAAGTTATATTACCTTTTTTATATAATCTAAGTAAAAGTGATGAACCATATATTCATTGGCCAAATAGAGGTCCTATAATTAAAGCACAAATAGATAAGGTACTTAAATTGACGAGAGGTAAAAAATGAAGTTAAGTAAAAATTTTAGTTTAAATGAGATGACAAGGTCACAAACTGCTACTAGAAAAGGTATTGCAAATACACCTAGTAGTTCTCACGAATCTGCATTGATATTGTTATGTGAAAATATTTTACAACCTATTAGAGAACACTTTGGTAAACCTGTTAGAATAACTTCAGGTTATAGAAGTCCTGAATTATGTATTGCAATAGGTTCATCTGTTAATTCACAACACGCAAAAGGACAAGCAGCAGATTTTGAGATAACAGGTATATCTAATCAGGTTCTTGCAGAATATATAGATGATAATTTAAATTATGACCAGTTAATATTAGAGTTTTGGAATAAGTCTGACCCAAATAGTGGGTGGGTACATTGTTCTTTCAATAACAAAGTACAAAATAGAAAACAGTTTTTGAGAGCGTATAGAAAAGATGGTAAAGTTAAGTATGATACTTATAATAAACAAGACTATGTAACAGAAAGTGATGTGATAAGTGGAGCAAAAGCAAAATAAAGTAACACCTGAATATACCTTAGATTGGTACATAAAATGGGCATCAAGTATTATATTAATATTTGGTATGATACTAACATCAAACAATGCATTTCCTTATAATCTATATGTAAGTTGTATAGGTATAACAGGTTGGATACTTGTGGGTATGTTATGGAGAGATAGAAGTATTATGATTTTAAATACTGTCGCTCTCGCAATATATTTGAATGGTATTGTTGATACTTTTTTCAATCAAGGTTGACAAATAAATTAGTTTAGTGTATATTAGTATAACTTTAACTTAAATAGGCATATATAATGAAATTTAATTTTATAGACATAGACAAAAGTGTGTTACCTACTGCAAAAGGTAAAAGACAAGGTAAATATCGTTTCTACAATATAGGTGATATAAATTATCCTAGTGTAACATCTGTTCTCGGTGTGAGAAAGAAAGTAGAACTTCAACAATGGCGAGATAGAATAGGTGAGAATGTTGCTAATTGGGAAATGGGTAGAGCAGCAAGACGAGGTACTGCAACTCATAATCTAATAGAAAACTACATCAAAGGTGAACCACTCACAGAAAAGAGTGTATTACCTTTAGGTTTATTTAAGTTAATGAAACCTTATGTTGACCAGATACAAAATATACATTGTCTAGAAACAGTTTTATATTCAAAAAAATATAGACTTGCAGGTCAAGTAGACTGCATTGCAGAGTACAATGGTAAACTATCGGTTATTGATTTCAAGACTGCTAATAAAGAAAGAAAAGAAGAATGGATAGAAAATTACTTTTTACAATGCACAGCATATGCGTTAATGTATGAAGAATTATATGGTAAAGAAATAGAAAAAGTTGTACTTATAATAGGTGGTGAAGATGGTTCTATGGCAACATATGTAAAAGATAAAAAAGATTACATCAAAAGATTAGAAGAAGTATTAGAAGATTTCTATAAAATGTTTGAGTTAGAATATGGCGAACCTAAGTAACGCTGACCACGATATCACTCAAATGAAAAATATATACCACAGGTATATCGATTTACCTTTTGACTTCATAAAACCTGACTGGAAAGATATAAGACGAACATACAGTAAAGAACAAGAAGAAGAAAAAGATATGCTTAATGAGTATCACGATATCAAAGAGAAAGGTGATACTGATGTATATTTTTGTCACACACCAGAAAATGATGAGAAAGTTACAGAGTTTTTAGATAGATTTAATTTATTTACTGATAGTAAATTATTATTTTATACAAAAGCAAATGATGGTATAAAAGTACACATAGACAATAACAAACAAGAAGTATACTCTATAGAAGAAAATACTCTTGAAAACTTTGTCGATAATCATGTCAAATTAAATGTTACTTGGGAACCTAAAGGTGGTAGAATAAGATGGTGGGATTTAAATAATAAAAATGATTTAGAGGTGCATACACACACTAATAAAGGTAATGGTAAGACATGGAGTGTAGCGTGGGCACATCAAAAAGATTGTAAAATGGTGTATGAAAAAACAATAGATAAACCTAGTTTAGTTAACACAGGTAGACCTCACTCTACCTATAACCCTTCTAAAGAGGGTAGACTAACACTATCATATACTTTAGTTAAGAAATCTAATTTAGAATTATTAACTTTTCCTGAAGCATTATGGTTATTTGATGGTTTATTGCGTGTATAAATATAAATAGGTAAGGGAGATACAATGACAGAAAAAACATTAACAGTAACTTTAAAAGAAAACGCTAAATATTCAGATTTATATACAAATTCAGATGTTGATTTTTATGTAAATAGTAATATAATAGTAAGTGATTTAAATCACCTCGAGGTAAGAACAGGTGATGTAGTTAGAGCAGTTACACATGATTTTGACTTTTCATCTAATGTATTATTGAAGATGCATGCTACTGCTGAAACTCCAAAAGGAACAACAGTACCTGCAGAATTGCATATAACATTATCACCTCAAGGTGGAGAAAATTATAATGCTTCGTGTGTATGGAAAGAAAAATCTAGTGGTGCTGATGAAACATATTTTGATGAAATAATTACCTCAACTGGCAACTTTAAAATTAACGGTGTTTCTAAACAGTCAAAGACAACAGAAATAGGTGATAATGATTTTGGTACACACGCAATTACTTGGAATGGTTCTGATGCTTTAACATTTCTGTTTGAGTTATCACAAACAGACTCTAATAATTCTAATTTAGAACACTCAACAAATACAGAATTTAAAATTACATAGGAATTGAAATGCATAGATTTGATGGTCTGATAACTGGTTATCAGGCAGATGTGAATGTGAATGAAAAGAAGACCTCTAATGGTATCTATTGGGATTTTGGTAGAGTTGTTGACGGTAAAAAGTATATTGACCCACATCTACACTTCGGGTGTTATATGTTGGGTTATTGTCAATCAAATTTCGTAAGAGAAGTTCATAGAGAAATGTTACTTTGGGATAAACCTGAAGTTGGTGAAAACTTTTTATCTGATGAAGAGTTATATCTAAACAAAAGAAGTCTACAATTAGCATCAAAAATTAAAGAGATGAGTGGTGGATATAAAAGTTTCTATGCACTATCAGGTAGTGATGCAGTAGAAGGTGCTATCAAATTAGCATTTGCATATCATCAAAAGAAAGAAAATACAAATAGAAAAATGATAGTTAGTTTTGATGGTAGTTATCATGGTTCAACCTATCTTACACAAAATGTGGGTAATACATTATTCAATGAGGATCCGTTCTACGGTATGGCAACATATCCACATAGACAAATAATACCTAGAGATTTTTCTATACCTGATACTGTAAACTTAGAAGAAGTTGCTTGCATCATTGTAGAAACACACACCTATGCAAAGAAATTAAAACCATATAAAAAATCATTCTGGGATAATTTAGAAATCTATAGAACAATGTATGATATACCTATTATCGTAGATGATATATTCATGGGTGGTGGTAAGTTAGGCAATTTCTTTGGGTGGAAAACAATACCTTTTCAACCTAGTATATTCACAATGGCAAAATCAATTACAGGTGGACACTTCCCATTATCTATGACATGTTATGATGAACAGATAGGTAAAGCATTAGGTAAAGATTTTAATTGGGACCATGGGTACACATATTCATTCTTTCAACCAGGAATAATTAGTGTATTATATTATCTAGATATCTTAGAAAAAGAAGGTCATCTAAAAAACTATGAAACAGTACAAAAGAATATGACTGATATTTTTAATAAACATAACTTTGAAATTCAATCAAATGCAGGATTAATATTCAGTACAAAAAGAGAAAAACCATATCACATCATAGCACCTTTAAATGCAACTGAAGAATATTATGATGTGCTCAATACAACATTGACAAATTTTAAATAAGGTGATATAACTACATTATGAATAGCGTTAAATTTTTACATAACATAGAACAAATCAGAAGAGAAAAACCTGATATGTCTTACATGGATGCAGTAGTATATTATTGCGAAATTAATACAATTGAAATTGAAACAGTAACTAAATTTATTTCTAAAACATTAAAAGAGAAAATAGAATTAGAAGCAAGAGATTTGAATTACTTACCTAAGAGAGGTAAATTACCTATATGAGTAATGTAAACCTAATCGACATAATGGGTTCAGACCTATCAGTTGTAAATTCAGCAAGAGTATCTTTTTCAAAAGTTCATAAAGAGATGCAGGATAATGATGAAAAACTAATAAAATACCTTGCAACACATAATCACTGGTCACCGTTTGGTCATGCATCAATGCAATTTAGAATCAAAGCACCAGTGTTTGTTGCAAGGCAATTAGTTAAACATCAAGTAGGATTAGTTTGGAATGAGGTAAGTCGTAGATATGTAGATACAGACCCAGAGTTTTATGTACCTTTTCTATGGCGAGAGAAACACGAAAATAAGAAACAAGGTTCTACAGATACAGAAGTAGAATATGATATTATGCCTTTGATAAAGAAGGCAAAAGAAATGTATCAAGATATGTTAGATAGTAATATCGCACCTGAGTTAGCAAGAATGATATTACCTCAATGTATGATGACAGAATGGATATGGTCAGGCACATTATATGCGTTTGCTAGAGTGTGTAATCTAAGAAATAAGTCTGATGCTCAACAAGAAACAACAGATATTACTAGAGATATTGCACATCATATGAAAGACCAATTTCCTGTCAGTAGTAAATATTTGTTAGAGAAAGAATGAAAAGAGTTTTTTGTTTAGGAAATGGTGAAAGTAGAAAAGGTGTTAATTTAGATTTATTAAAACCTTTCGGTAAAATATATGGGTGTAATGCTATGTACAGAGAATATGCACCTGATGTTTTAGTTTCAGTTGACCAAGGTATCACACACGAGATATATCAGAGTGGTTATGCATACACAAATGAATGTTATTTTAGAAACTGGTTTCCTCAAAAAGCAGAACAATACAATAATAGTGTTTATGGTACAACTGAAAAACGAATGATGGACTTTATTGATACACTTGATTTGAAAGTTGAAACAGAGAGAGGTAATAGTGAGAAATTTGTTGTAGGTGGTCCACCTTTATATAACTTTGCAAAACAAGTTATGAAAAACAAAGAGAAGTTAAAAGAATACAAAGGCAATTTTAAAACAAATGTTACTTGGATACAAAAAGATAAAGTTAAATGTATAAAAGATGTACAAGGGGGTCAAGATTTAGGTTGGGCAGCAGGTCCTACTGCAATATGGTTAGCAATAAAGAATGAACAACCACAACAAGTATATCTAATGGGACATGATTTAAATAGTGATACAAATAGAATAAACAATTTATATAAAGGTACACCTAATTATAATCCTGCAACACACAAACCTACACCATCTAATAATTGGATTGTACAACTAAATGCGTTGATGAATGAAAATCCTGATATAGCATTTTATAAAGTAAATAGAACACCTGTTGATAATAACAGTAAGGTGAATAGACTACAACCAGAGTTTCACCAACACAAGAATTTAGTATATATTACATATGATGAACTTCAAAAGAGCATTGACAATAAGTGGTAGTTATGTTATTATAACTACAATGATTCGTATAAATACTAATAAGATGCCGTTTATACAGGCAACACAAATACAATAATACAATAATACAAGGAGAAAATATGGATTTCGAAACATTAAAACAATCATCAAGTAACTTTGATGCCTTAACCAAGGCACTAGAAGATAAATTAAATCCCGAAGATAATAAAGGTGATAAGAGTAAATATCAAGACGATAGACTGTGGAAACCAGAACTTGATAAATCAGGTAATGGTTATGCAGTATTAAGATTTTTACCTGCATCTGAAGGTGAAGACATGCCATGGGTAAGATTATGGTCACATGCATTTCAAGGACCTGGTGGTTGGTTTATCGAAAACTCTCTTACAACTCTTAATCAAAAAGATCCTGTTTCAGAAGAAAACTCAAGACTCTGGAATACTGGTGTAGATTCTGATAAAGAGATTGCAAGAAAGAGAAAAAGAAAGTTATCATACTACGCAAATGTCTATGTTGTGAGTGACCCTAAAAGACCAGAGAACGAGGGTAAAGT